GAACGGAATTCAGTTGTTGTAATACCAAGTTTCATTGAAATTTGAGTATCACTTAAACCATCCTTCCGATATTTTGCAACCTTATCGGACCATGAAGTAGCCCGTTGATATGCATTCTCACCAGAACCCCATGTATATCGTCCACTGTGCGGAACATTACCTTGGTGAGGAGTTCCTCGGTGTAAGAGAATATCCTCATAAGCTTCTTGTAAATCCATTACAAATATGGTCCTTTCTATTTAGGTTTGTTCTCAAGAATACCTGAAAATTCTTGAATGGTATGATATGCGTCGTATACATCTTCTGCATCAGGAATATAAGTTTCAATGTTCTCACCCTGATAAATACGTAACTCAAAGTCAGTCTTCTCAGGTTTGACACCGTACTCTAAACAGAAATATGCTGCGTATACGAGGAGTTGTTCCATCTTTGGTTTAGTGACACCAGTTTTTAAATCATGAATCCTCAGAAATCCTCTCGGATTATCCTTCTTAGGAGGGTCATAACGAATAGCATCAGCTGTACCAAAAGCATACGGACTGTAAAATAACAATACTTCACTATCCATATGATAGCCGATTGCGTCATTAACAAAATTCGCGACTGCAGGATGTGTGTGTCCTGGCAATAAGCGAATTCTATGATTAATCGCGTGACTTGCAAATTCGTGTAACTCAGTACCTCTTTGCTTAGCTTTTTCATTCTCAAATCGCTCTACCAATTTCTCTGGTGTGTAGTGTAACCAATGACATTGGCTAGCGCTAAGAAATGAATGCTTACCTTCGTACTCGATGTGTCTGTTCCATTTCATCTAATACTAACTCCTTGTTCTCAGGATATATGGTTCGAGCCCATCCACCAGCTTTGTTATACTTTTCCAAATAAAATTCTTGGTTTGGTCGATATGGTGCATTCGCACTTCTCTTAACTTCCAAGTGATAAGAATATGCCCCAATGTCTACAGACAAGTCAGGGATACCTTGAATATGACCAGAGTCATTCTTTTTAACGATTGCATCAGGAAAACGTTCATAAATCTCTGGAATCAATGTTCGTTGAAAATCTCTTTCAAGTTTGGACATGTTTGTTCTACCCAATTCCTTTCGTTAAATTTCTTTTTGCTAGATATAGATCTAGCGATAGCATCATCAATGGATGCCGGGGATTTCAAATATATGTAATACAGATCTTTAAAGGAGGTATTCACTCGGTTTATGCGACCTTCGGATTGTTCCATGATTCGGTAGGAGTAGTTCAATGAATAAAATAAGATTGTATCTGTCGTAATACAGTTCCATCCCTCGGCGCCTGCGGTGTACTGCACTAAATATACCCACGTTTCAGCATCTGGAATTGTTTCGTGCTTTTGACCGTTCCACTGATAAAATGCCCTATTTAATTCTTGGCAAATCTCTATGAGTATGCCAAGTTCATAGGTATAGTTGTAGAATATAATGATTCTATCACGAGTCATGATTTGTTGTTTAACATTCTCGCGTCGACGGTCGCTTGTATTAACAATACGACGTAAGACTTGTGTAAATTCAGAAGCGTTCATGATAGGTTCTTCCGTAAATGGATTGAACCGAGTATCAGTCACTTGTTTATACAAATCCTTATCGAAGGAAGCATTAATATATTGTCTGTGTGTTCTAGTAGTTCTGAAGTCTTGCATTGGGACAGCAATATGTTGTCGCAATCGTTCAAGACGATCTGTCTCATGATATCGTTTGATCTGAGGGAACTTAGAATATGGATTGTACTCGACGTGTCTATCAACGAAATCTGTTTTGTTTCGGTAGAAGTTGTTCGCTAAGAATATACACATCCAATCCATCCACACATCGCCTGGTGTTGCTGTTAGCATAATCCATTTGTTTCTTCGAGCAATCTTAATAAAAGACGTACCCCATGAACCATAACCAATTGCTCGTTGTTCATCGAATAAAAAGAAAGCGTCTTTAACATCAAGATACTTTGTAATATTATTCCATGAATCAACAACACCTTCAATACCGAGCATCTCTAAGTCTCGGTGCCATTCTTTATCATTTCGCTTTTTGGCTACTGTGATAATATACAAAGGCAAGTCTCTATGATTTTCCAAATAATAAAAAAGGCCAGTCAGGGATTTACCCGAACCAACCTTTCCACATAAAACGGATCCATTGTGTAATCTATTTATGGCTTTACGCTGGTAATCATAAAGTTCTATCTCGTAACCGTTATTAGAAACCATATTTACGACGTAGTGGATTGTCTACCACGTGCACATATGCATTCTTAAGGTTAAGACGAGCGTACTGTCCATCTGGGCTTGGGTCACGACGAGCAATCGTCATATCACAAGCTGCGATTTCCATGTCATCCAACATACCAAGTTGGTCTTCGTTTGTCAAATATGTACGTTCATGAGATTCAACAAGGTCATCGGTTCCAAGAGCACCGTCATCATAAATGATTGCGACTGATGGCATACTGAATTGCGTGTAAACACGGACTTTGAAGAAATATGTTGGCGTGTACATATCTGGGTTTTCTTGCATTTTCAATTCTTGTTCTGGTGTAGATGCTTTTGGTTCATATAGTTTCACGTTGATACCATACTGTTGAAGCAATTCTACATCATCCGGATTTACAGCGATGTTAAAATAACGGTCACCTGCTCGGTTATACTTTCCTTCTGGTCGTCCAGAGAAGTTACGAGCGAATACGAATTGAACATCCTCAAGGATGAGTTGCGAGTTTGAAATTTGTGTGATCTGTGTCATAGTTATGTCCTTTCTATTCTGACGTGTATCTGACTTTCCACAAAAAATAAAGAGAGGCGCAAAATTTTAAGAATTTTGTTCTTCCTCTCTATTATGTGCCATGGAATTCCTGCGTGAGGTTTTCTAACATGAGATTATACGGACTCTGGCGTCTTAATTTTCAGAGTTCCGTGATTAATACTGATAGCTGTTGGAGAATATGACTCTTGCAATTCAAGAGCGTCAATGTAATCTTTAGGCATATCGTCTACAATCTTCGTAATATCTCCAACCTTCATTATTTTTTTCAATCCATCGATTGCTACTTTATCATAGTAAGCGAAGTCGACATCCTCGATATCAAACTGATCTGTCTGTTTGAACAAATATCCTTTGGTTCCAGTGACAGATTTGAAGTTCTCATCATCTTCGGTCCACATACATTCTGCTCCAGACTTGGATGCATAAATAGAACCGACCTTACCAACGAACTCATCGCCAAGATAAATATGGCCTTTGGATTGTTTGGTGATAAAGAAATCTCTATCAACTAATTCTTCTTTGGTCCAAACCCGTTTAAGCAAATATGTATTCGCATACTCTGCTCCAACAGGAGACCAGCTGTCATCTTCAAGCTGTGCAATATAAACCGCGTTGTTAATTAACGCCATACGTTTGTATGTATGCTCATGAACAAATTTATAATTATATTCTGGTCGCGCACCGAAGTCTTCAATGAACTTAATAATCTTCTCATCTGCATTTGGAACTTTTACGGAGTCGGTCTTAATATGACAGACTTTGTACCCTTGTTCTTCGACCGCAAATTTCAAGTCGACCATAAATAATGCTCCACGTTTTGCGACAATATTATCCACATTGTCTGGGTGTTTGAATTTATTATCAAACTTAGCAGAAGTCATTCCGTAAACAGAGTTAATAACAATCTTCAATGCAGTAACCAATGGTTTCAAATATTCTGGGTTGTCAAGGAACGGAGCCAAGACACCATCGAACATTTGTTTTACTTCATCAATCTTATTATGTTTCAATAAAACACGGACCTTCAATAAATCAGCATACCTTTGTGTATATGGTCCGAAATAGTTCATGTTAACTAGTGAGTTCGGATGCATAGACTCAACATCTTCTAGAGCAATATTTTCATACACTCCAGGCTCAGCGTAAACAAATCCACCTTCGCCAGTTTCGAATCCACGGTATGTTGATTTACCAAAGCTGTATTCGTAACCTGGGAATATACTTGCAAGCTTCACGTAGTTAAACTTGTCTTGCGGACGTGGGTCGTCGCCAAATATAAACTTGGCAGTGAGTTGGTTGTTCGTTGCATTCATTGAACCTTTGGCGATTGTAGCCAAGATTTCTCGAGCAACATAGTCCGCATAAATAGCATCGAATAATTTCTCGGTTGCATCAACGTCATTGACGCAGTACTCAACAACAGTATCAATCAATTCGTCAGGCACTGGTTTATCCCAAGGGATTTCCATCTCGACGTGTTTAATACTCAAATCAACTTCCCAACGTTTCAACGATTGTTTCTTTTGCGAGTACTCATAAATATCCGTATAGCTTAATTCGTAAGCTGCCGCATACATTCCACTCTTCGCATTCTTCTCGTTAATGATGCGATGTGACTGAGTAAATAACTCCATGTTGTTTGAACCGAGCAAACGTGCATACAGAATATGGTTATCGTATCGACGGTTGTTAAATCCAACCAGAGGGAATGTCATCAAATATTCAATCTGATCTGGAGTTGGGTTAATCCAACGAGTGAACTCATCTTCATGATACTTCTTCCAAACCACAACAAATAAATTAGGATACACCTCGATATCAAAGAACACCAATTCTTCTTTTGGATATATCTTTGTGAAGTTTGTGAGCTTCGCTTCCGTCTTACCGTCATCGTCTCTCATAGTTGACCATGGAATTTGTTGGAATACGGCAAGACAGTAATCCTTGTTATTTGTAGAGCGAATGGCTCTCATAAATACAGCATGACGTAAGTCTGTAATATCATACTCAAGACCCATGTCGGCTGCTTTCTGAATTTCGTGAGCAATAAAATCAATTGTTGGTTTGGTATTCGGATGACTCGGTTCTTTACCTTCAATCATTCCTAGTTGACGCTTTACAAAATTACGGAGCGTCTTTTCCGTATATGTGATTTCTTTGATCTGGTCGTACATCTCTCTATCCTTCTTCTCCTTCAACGGTAAGCCCGACGAAATATGAGATAGCGGGAGGTTGTTAGATGCTTTATCAATTCGTCGTAAAGAGGACTTACCTCGATACACTTTGATTTCAATATTCTTTTCGACCAAATTATCCAACTCATTCACATTACCATCGTAAATATAATGCAAGTGAATCCCTTGCCCAGATTTCGAAACCTCCGCATAAGTTGGCGGGAATTTAGAAGCTGCCTCTTTGTTTAACTCCAAATTCTTTTTACCATTCTCATCCTTCAAATCAAAATCCAGAATAACATGATTGAGTGGAACCTTGACCCAGTGTAATTTGTTTGTCTGAATATCCGACAGCTTCGTCACGACATTATCCCATTTCTCCGATGGGTTGCCATTTCGCAAAGCTGCTTGTGCTGGATAATCTGCTGCGAGTTTATTAAAGACCTCATTGTGGTGGTCGAACTCCAACCAATTATCAGGAACAACCGTATCATCCGCCTTCGTTGTACCAACGACTCCCTCCGGAAATGCGATGTTCCATCTAAACCCTTTAAAATAATTATTGACGCGGGTACCATCAACATGACTGTCCTTCAGCATCGTATCAAAATATCGAAGTGCTTCGCGTTTGATCGTTGCTTTGTATCCATCTGTCTTCCATCCCATGTCTTCCAAGTACTCACGATATAATTCACTGATTTGTTTCAGCGTAATACCATTTTGCATATGGATGGCATTGCTTCGAATGAAGTCAAAGATATGGTCAGTCTGTTCGGCCATGTCCACGTCGAAATAATCGTCATAATAATCAAATCCTAATTCTTCAAACCTACTAATCGCCATGTGAGCAATATAAGGCAGCTCATACTTAATCTGACTCATCAGTTGATTATACCTTGTATGACTGACCTTCTGTCCACTTGGGTTCACAACAATAGCTCTTCGAGTAATACCCGAGTCTACGTTACGAACTTTATATCGTTGGTTTGAGGCTGTAATTAACAACCCAATAAATTTAACATCATAAGGCTCTTTGAATTTCTTGTTGACAGATATCGTTTCATGACTTGTCAGTTTCAATAACGGAGTATCGTTATAAATATGACTAATGTCCGTATCCTCGTCAATCAATAATGGAACCTCTTGAATTTGTCCTGTTGCAAATTGGTCTGCACTTGTCAGTAATTTCAAATCAATCGTTCCACAATAATCTTCAAACAGCATTCGGAATATCTTTAGGACCGTTCCCTTACCGCTACCTTTCGAACCATACAAATACATGAACTTCTCAATCTTGTACATCTTGTTCGTAAATAACGCTCCCATGAACCAGAGGATTTTGTCTAGCTCTTTTGGAAGATACAATGTCCCGATCAATTCCTTGAACGCAACCGCTTCTCCTTCTTGAGGTGAATAAGTCAATTGCGTTGTTGCGTAATCCCTTCGCTGCATCTTGTGATCTGCAAATAACACTTTCTGGTTGAAAGAAATATCACTTGCTTCACAAGCCTTACAGAAATCTGCAAATAAACGAAACTTACCAGCAGACGCTTTACGAATCTCTTTTACATCTATTCGTAACCCAGGACGACCATCTTCCAATTCTCTTGCTCTACGCCAAAGCAAAGAGTCAATATCATAAAATAGGTTCTTCTGTTTCGTGTCCCAGAAACTTCCATTCCAATATGCGTAAAACTTGGAACCTTTAACTACCAAGTCTTTTGCGTCGCCAAATATAAAGTCAGGAGAAACCTCATAATCGAGCGCTCGATTATTGGAAGTGAACTTTTTCACAGACACATCTAAAAAATCCACTAAATTCTACCTCCTTGTGCTGCACACAGTTTTTGCCCTCGATTCCCTATTGTTATTATATACAGTTCACTTTTCAACTCATCCCTAATAACAATAGAAAATGGGAGATTTTCCTGTGCGATTTCGGGTTTTTTAAGTTTTCCCCATGTTTTTTCGTGCAGTTTCACCCAATTTACCTCAAATATTATAGTATCCTAAGTACCTGCACAAAAAATTTTCATGTGTTGAAGCCGATTTTTCGGGCAGCAAAATGAGGCAAAACCAGCAGTTTTCCTAAAATATCCAGGCAATTTCCATCAATATTTTAGTAATTTCTCACCAAAATCAACGACATTTACCTCAAATATCATAGCAAATTCGCCAATTTCACCCCACAAAACTCCCGTTTCGACCCTACTTTTTGTCTGTTAACCAGAGGATTTCAACAAAATAATGCCCATTTTTACCCTTAAATCCGTGTTCTGCAATGCGAATTTGATAGGTAAAACCATGGATAATCGCCTCTCCAACAGTCCCAAACAACCCCATAAGAACCGGATTTCGGTCCAAATCCATATGCCATCCACGAAGCGTTCCGTCTGGATTCTTCAAACTAACCGCGTCATGATAGTCCAATACCATAGGCTTTTTACTCATTGACAACCTTCTCCTTCGCGTCCTTACCAACAGTCGTTGTAATTTTACCATCTGGTTCAACAGTAAATGCAGGTTTCTCTTCAAGACGTCCATCAGGAAGCAGCAAATACCAACCATCGTTGTAACGAATAAATGCGTCTGACTTCATATCGCCATTCGCAGCTTCCAAGTAATACCAGTTGTCATAGTATTCAACCCAGCCAGTCTGCATTGCACCATCACGGTTGAAGTAGTACCACTTACCATCAATTTTCTTCCAATTAACAGCCATGTATCCATCTTTATCAAACCAATACCACTTGCCGTCTACATGTTGAACCCAGCGGTCTGCAACCATATATCCATCTTCATCAAAGTAGAACCAAGATTTGTTTTCTTCAATGTATTCGAATTCACTTGTAGGATAGGTTCTATTCTCACGTACAAACCAATATCCTTTAGAGTCGCTGTTCCAACCAGTCTTCACTTCTACAGGTGTAGCGTCTGGATTGGTCAAACGGTATACGTAGTAATATGGACGACCTGCATACATCCAAATATCATCATGGTCATTCACAGTGATTCCATCAAAGCGGTAGTTACAGTGGATGATGTTGTTCTCATCAATAAAGATACCTGTATGCCCACCGGCACCACTAGAATATCCGCGACGTCCCCAGATGAAGACATCCCCACGTTGAGCATCCCATGGTGTGTTCTCGGCAATCAATGTGTAACCGTTGTCGATCAACCACTGGTGTTCATATTCCGTATTAACCGCCCAACCAGCAGACACAGCACCCGCTTCCATAAAAGCGTAGTAAATAGAGGATGAACAGTCATAGCTATCTGGACCATTACGATAGTCCATACTGTAGCTTACTTTCCCTTTACGGGCACTCATCCATGCAATAGCAGTTTCTGTATTAATTGTCATTTAGTTTTCTCCTTTAATAATTTTCTCAGTCGTTTCTTCTGAGAGTTTTAGTTGTTTAAGAAGTTCATTCCAGGTACCTGTTTCAACGTAATGAATAGGATTTCCATTCTTATCGTATTGTTTACGAGATGTAGGTCCTAGTCTGATTTCTCCAGTATATCCATCATTGCTCATGTACATCACCCTTGCTTAAGTCAAATTTTGGATTATAATTCCTAAACATTGATGATTTTTCGTCTGGAATTCGAATTTTAGTATTTAGTTTTTCATCGATTTGCTTGTACAACTCGTATAAATATTCTGGAGCTGGATAATGATGTCGCACTCCACTTTGTTCTGTTACGATGAACTCCTCCGCATGCACTTCACCATATATAATCTCAATGTCTTTGATATCATAGTAAGTGATTTCTTGTAAAGTAGATCGACAGATCACAATAACAATAGATTTATTCATTAGACTCCTCCGTTTCCTTAGCATAATCTTCACCAAGAATTTCTTTGTTCAATGTCTCTTGATCGGGATATTGTTCTAGAGCATAGCGAGCAATATCATAGGCATAGTCACCAATATCTTTATTTTGTGGGGCTCTACCATGAGCTCGTATATGAGCCATATACTCAACCGCACGAGTAACGTGTTCTTCAAGGAAATCGTACGCCTCGTCTGTTAGTTTAGCGGCTTCTTTTTTCCTTATTAAAATCTGTAATATAGTTTTTAATCGAATCAATAACCAACCGAGCGTTTTTATCGGAAAGAATACGGAATGATGGCATATCTTTCACATGTTCAATAATTTTATATGGATCTTCATAATGGTCTATCGCACAGCGTCCAATTTTATAGGTATAATGCTCAATTCCACCTATTGTAGGAAGTTCGCCTCGCGCACTTAGTTGACAAATACGATTCACACAGTCATCCACGTTCTCTTTAATATAGTTGGAAAGTGATTCGTCCAATTTAGGTTCGGGGATAATTTCAGGACCTAATGGTGTAAATGGAGTTCCTGGTTTTCTCCAAAATTTCATTGTATCTTTGGCGGCTTGCATATTGTATCTAAAGATATCTACAATATCCGAATGGTCGTGTTTCTCACAAACTTCAATTAGTTTCTTCATTTCCTCATCTTCTTTGTTAGGGCGTACCTGTTCAACCTTATTGTATTCTTTCATACATTGAGATTTCAATGAATTCTTATGATTTTGTGAGAAGTTAGGAAACACATCAATATGTTTCTGAAGTTCTGATATTGGCACATTGTTCTTGATAATTTCTTTGACGGTAGTTTCCGCAAAATTCACAAACTCATGATATTGCTCCTGGTCATTATATCCCCATACATCAATTCGAGAATATAACTCACTTAGCATTCTATCAATATACATACCAATAGTCTCTTCTTCAGCTACTTTTTCTCCAAGATGTAAAATACCAGACGTTATTCCATCAAATACAGAGTCTTCGTCTTTTTTATGAAGCATTTTCCAATTTTCACCTGGAGTTCTGAATATATGCGCTCCATATAATGAGTTAAGCATACGTTTTTGATATGGTTC